GTCAGTCTCAGCCGTCTCTATGGGCAGTCGGTGATCGCCGGCGCACAACTTCACAGGGGATTGAGCCATGGCTATGTATAAAGACGTGATGGGCACCCTGGTGCGGGTGCTGGCAGCGGACAACATCGACAACAGCACCAAGCAGTCCTGGCAGAAGCTGATTGACGCCGACCTTCGGCAGGGCGGGACCGGCAGTACGTTGTCGGTGCGTGACAAGTTCGATTACGACTGCTGTCTCTACGCGCTGCTACATCGTCAACTCGATCCCGCGCAGTGGGATGTGCTGGTGGCCAAGTACTCGACGCACAAGGCGAACAAGGTCGGTGCCATAGGCAGGCTAGTGGCTCGCATGGTGTCACCGGCACCTCAACTGTTCATCTATAAGGCGCTGACGGCCTGGGCCATCCCTAAGCTGAAGGGTGTCCAGGCTGGTAAGCGCTCCACCGACATGATCGTGCTGCCTGCCGAGTTCTACGACATGAACACCTGGGACCTGGCGGGATCACCAGAGCGCACCCGTCGCAACTGGCGAGGCGGAATCCACAAACGTTTGGAGAAGCTCGAAGAGCAGGCCGTGATCCATGCGACCGAGATATTCGACAGCGAACAAATCTTTGTAGATGCCGCTTGACCCATTGGCCGACTGGCCGTAAATTAACCCCATAATGTCGATCTTGCGCGTTATGAGAGACGACCAAAAATTCTTAGCCCCGCCACAGTGCGGGGCTTTTTCGTTTCTGGAGTATCGGATGGATCCTACTGACCTCGGCCCAGGCACAGCTACCTGGCTGGGCGGTAGTGCCACTGTCGTGCTAGGCGGGCTGCTCTGGCTTCGCAAGTTCCTATCTAAAGACGCGACCGATCGGGCCATGGATAACGCCGATATCGGTACGCTGCGTCGGCTCAATGAGCTGCTCAACCAAGAACGCGCTGCCCGCAAAGAAGCCGAGTCCCGTGCTGATCAATTCGCGAAAGAGCGGAACGATCTGGCCGCAGCCGTGGGCAGGATGGAAGGCAAGATCGAAGCGCTGACCAGTCAGGTCGGGCAACTCACTGAGCGCGTCACCCTGCAGAGTGAAGAGATCACCCGCCTGCGCACCAAGCTCGGAGGTATCGCGTAATGGACAGATGCGCATTGGAGTTCATCGCACGGCGTTGGTGGAGGCGGACTGAGGTCTGGGCTATTGCCTTGCTGCTGGTAGGTGGTGGTGCTGTTCTTGGCTATCAGGCTGCTTACTGGGCACTCGCCGATAAGCAGAGCATGCAGATCACCGACATCCGCAAGGCCTACGACACGGCCATGGAAGAGCGGGACAAGCGTCTTGAAGAACTGACCCGCAAGACTGGCACCGCCGCCGACAAGGCCACCAAGGCTGCAACCACTGCTGCCCAGGCTGTAGACAAGGCGGATGAAGCGCTCAATCGGGTAGGTCAGTGATGGCTTGCAGTGGATGCGCCGCCCGGCGCGAATGGTTCAACAAGATGAAGAGGCTGGCCTATGAGCGAGCAAGCGTACTGCTTACAGGCCGAGATGCTGGCCGAGATGAAGAAACAGACCGCGCTGCTGGAGCGGATGGAGGCGCACCAAGCTCTACTGATCCAGGCGCTGGCAGAGGATCAGGCCGAGCAGTACCCTGATGCCCGCCCGCTGACGTACATGGATGGCACCCCGTGCCGCTGAGACCGCAGAAGCCGTGCAATGCCCAGGGGTGCAACACCCTGACCCGTAACCCTCGGTACTGTGATGATCACGTTCACCTACTCAAGAGCTCGACCTGGGCCAAGCCCCGAGAGAGCAGCACCAAGCGCCACTACAACTATAAGTGGCAGCAGGCCCGGGCTGGTTGGTTGGCCAAGCATCCGCTGTGCAGATGCTGCGAGCAGGCAGGCAAGGTGGTCGCGGCGACGGATGTTGACCACATCATCCCGCATAAAGGTGACATGACCCTCTTCTGGGATCGGGGCAACTGGCAAAGCCTCTGCGGCCCGTGCCACTCCAGCAAAACGGCCTCCGAGGATGGTGGTTTCGGCAATTCCCGGCGCTGAAAACAGAAAATCGACCAAAAACCAGTGAAAAACTATCAAATGAGAATTATTCGCGCCGATAGGGAGGGGGAGGGTCAAAAGTCTGGGCCTTTTCGCTTCTAGACCGCGCCTCAGTCGTTTTTTACACCCGCGAAATTAAAAATTCAGGAGTTGCGCGATGGGAGGCACCGCCACGGTCGCCGGCCGTGGTCGCAAACCCAAGCCAACGGCCAAGAAAGCTCTCGCCGGAAACCCTGGCAAGCGTGCGCTGAATACAGCCGAGCCGCAGTTTTCCAAGATCACCCAGATCGACCCGCCGGAGTGGTTCAGCCCTCGGGCCGCCACGATGTGGAACATGATTGTTCCGGAACTGTTGCGCGAGAACGTGGTGGCTATCACGGACCTGCACAACGTTGAGGCCTTTTGTAGCGCCTACGACAACTGGCGCCTTGCGCAGGAGTCGATCCAGGAGCACGGGATCGTTGTGACTGGTGCCATGGGCGGGCCGATGAAGAACCCCGCACTTACCGCCGCGAACGAAACGATGCGCCAAATGGTGACGTTCGGTTCGATGCTGGGCCTGGACCCGGCCAGTCGAACGCGACTGATCGGCGGCAATAAGGAGAAAGAAACCAACGAATTTGCCAGCCTGCTGAGAACCTGATGACCAAATCTGCCCACCCCAATGTCGACAAGGCGACGGCGTGGGGTCGGTCATTGCTTCGCGGTAAGGTTCCGGCGTGCCGTTATATCCACCAGGCAGTACAGCGCCACTTCGATGACCTGGCGGCCAGCCGCAAGCGCGGCTTCCGTTTCAAGTTCGATCCGGCAAAGGCAGAGAAAAAGCTAAAGCTGATGCAACTGCTCCCGCACACCAAGGGCGAGTGGGCATTCAAGCGTCAGTTGATCACGCTGGAGCCTTGGCAGCTTTTCGGCCTTGCTGTGACGTTCGGCTGGGTCAAGAAGAAGGGCGGGCACCGTCGGTTCCGTGAAAGCTACTGGGAAGTGCCCAGGAAGAACGGCAAATCAGTTGTTGCCGGTGGCGTGGGCATCAGCATGTTCGTTGCCGATGGCGAATTCGGTGCCGAGGTTTACGCTGGTGCGACCACAGAGAAGCAAGCGTGGGAGGTTTTTCGACCGGCGAAGCTCATGGTCAGCAAGTCACCGATGCTTATTCAGGCCGCCGGCATCGAGGTGAATGCCTCGAACATGAACATCCCGTCCGACTTCAGCCGCTTCGAGCCACTGATCGGCAACCCTGGGGACGGTGCATCGCCAAGCTGTGCCATCGTCGACGAGTACCACGAGCACCCAACGTCGGCACAGTACGACACCATGCTCACAGGGATGGGCGCCCGGCGTCAGCCGTTGATGTTCATCATCACCACTGCCGGTGCGGACATTGAGGGCCCTTGCTACGACAAGCGCCGCCAGGTCGTTGAGATGCTCGCTGGCACGGTGCCAGACGAAGAACTGTTCGGCTGGATCTGGACGCTGGACGAGGGTGACGACTGGACCGATCCGAAGATGCTGGCCAAGGCCAACCCGAACCACGGCGTCTCGGTGTTTCAGGAGTACCTGGAAAGTCAGCAGGCCAGGGCCATTCGCTCGGCGCGCTTCGCCAACACGTTCAAAACGAAGCACCTCAACCTATGGGTGAGCGCAAAATCCGGGTTCTTCAACATGGAGGACTGGAAATCCTGCGAAGACACCACGCTGACCCTGGAGCAGTTCGAGGGGCAAGAGTGGATCGCTGGTTTCGACTTGGCGCGGAAGCTGGACATGAACTCGAGGGCGAGGCTGTTTTGGCGGGTCATTGATGGGAAGACACATTATTACAGCGTGGCGCCGAAGTTCTGGGTTCCCTACGACACTGCCTACGACAGTGACAACAAGCGAATGTCTGAACGGTTCCAGGCTTGGATCAATTCCAAGCACCTTGAGATAACGGATGGTGCCGAGGTCGATTACCGAGAAATCTTCGAAGATACCAAGGAGGCCAATCATCAGGCGCCGGTGCGCGAGTGCCCGATAGACCCGCACGGAGCAACAGGCCTCAGTCACGATCTCGACGACGAAGGCTTCAATCCGATCACAACCACACAGAACTACACCAACATGTCGGACCCGATGAAGGAGCTCGAGGCAGCTATAACTGCTGGCCGTTTCCACCACGACGGGCATCCGATCATGACCTGGTGTATCGCCAACGTGATCGGCAAACACATGCCTGGCAACGACGATGTCGTTCGACCTATCAAGCAGGGCGACGACAACAAGATCGACGGTGCTGTCGCGCTGATCATGGCTATTGGCAGGGCGCTAATTTTGGTCAACGACAACAGCGGCAACATCAGCGACTTCTTCTCAAAACCAATCATTGTTGGATAACACAACCATGGATACAGGCCTGATCCTCTTTATTGTGGCGGCCGTGGCCGCGCTGTGCCTGTTCGTCGCCGGGGTATTTGTCTTGGCCGGCCTTGGCTGGGCACTGATAGCCTGCGCTGCTTCTTTCTTGGCTGCTGCTGCATTCATCCGTAAGGGGCTGACTGGTGAATAAACCTCTCAAATCCGTACTGCGGCAGGCCATGATCAAATCCGCAGAGCCCAGCCTTGTAAAATCGTCACTGGCTGGATGGGTTGGCCGCCGGATTGGTCTTGGTGATAAATCTTTCTGGAACAGCTTTTACGGCACGGATTCTGCCTCAGGTAAAACGGTAAGCCAGCAAACGGCGCTGCAGCTTTCGACGGTATGGGCCTGTGTTCGGCTAATTGCTGAAACACTCGCTACTCTGCCAATCGCGCTGTACGAAGATAAAAACGGTGTGCCTGTGGTGGCGTCATCTCATCCTGTACACCGCGTCATCAGCCAACAGCCAAACGCCGACCAGACCCCGGTGGAGTTTTGGGAGTGCGTTGTGGCGAGTCTCCTGCTCAGCGGCAATAGCTTTAACGAACCGCATAGGGTTGGTGCGGAGATATCATCGCTCGAGTTCATTCTGCCCCAGGCTGTTTCGCCGCCAAGGCGCCTAAGCACGGGCGAGATTGAATACCGGTTCATCGATACCCTAGGGGAATCCCACACTCTGCTTGATGAGCAAATGATGCATACCCGAGGGTTCGGTACGGACCCTATGTGCGGGCTAAGTCCATTGGCTATGGGGCGAAATGTCTTTGGTGCTGCGATGGCGGCTGATGAGTCCGCCAGCAAAATGTTCGCCAACGGCATGAAGCTCGGCGGTGTTCTGTCGACCGACCAGATTCTCAACAAAGCGCAGCGGGAAGACATCCGCGAGGATATGGCCGCAAAGTTTGCAGGTGCCGTGAACACTGGCAAGACCATGGTGCTTGAGGCTGGCATGAAGTATCAGCAGGTGTCTATGACGCCCGAGGATGCTCAGATGCTGCAGACCCGAGCGTTCAATGTTGAAGAGATTTGCCGCTGGTTCCGTACTCCGCCCTGGATGGTAGGCCACACATCCAACAGCACAAGCTGGGGTACCGGCATGGAGCAGCAGATGCTCGGCTTCCTGAGCTTCACCCTGCTGCCCTGGATGAAGCGAATCGAGCAGAGTATCAACCGCCGCCTACTTCGCCCTGATGAGCGGCGCCGCTTCTATGCCAAGTTCAACCCAGAGGGATTGTTACGTGCCGATAGCGCTGCTCGTGCGGCGTTCTACAGCTCCATGACACAGAACGGTATCTATACCCGCGATGATTGCCGGATCAAGGAGAACCTCGCCCCAATGGGAGGTAACGCGGCCAAGCTCACCGTTCAATCCAACATGCTGCCAATCGACAAGCTTGGCGAGGGGGCGGGTGATGCCCAACAGGCCCGTTCCGCGCTGCTGGACTGGCTCAATGAAACCCCCAAGGGGAACCAGGAATGAAACGCAAAGACCAGTCCCTGGCGGTGAAGTACCGCTCTTTTGATTACGACGTAAAGGCTGTCAGCGATGACGGCCTTTTTTCTGGCTATGGATCAGTGTTCGGCGTCGTTGACAGTTACAACGAGGTGGTAGCGCCAGGGGCGTTCCTTGAGTCTATCTCCGACCTCAAGGCGAAGGGCAGGTCTTTGCCCGTGCTCTGGCAGCACCGTACGGCAGAGCCAATCGGGTCCTGGTCCATGGACACCTTGAAAGAGGACACCAAGGGGCTTTTCGGTGATGGTGAGCTCTGGCTTGCCGATGCGCCGTATGCGCGCATCGCGATGCGCGGTATGCAATCCCGATCAATCACGGGCCTTTCTATCGGTTATTACGTGCGTGAGTCGAGCTTCGACGAGAAGACCAGGATTCGCACACTGACCAAATTGGACCTGGTGGAAATTTCCATTGTGACGGTTCCGGCCAACGACGAGGCCCGCACCGACACGATCAAGTCGAAGCTGGCCCACGGCGGGCTGCCTTCACTTCCCGAATTTGAGCTGCTCCTGCGCGAGGCAGGCTTCTCGAAAACTCAATCTGCGGTGATTGCCAACCGTGGATTGCAGCACCTGCTCCGGAGCGAGTCCGCGGGCGACCAGGCTGAAACCCAAGTTGCCAAGGCACTGCATGCGCAGTTGAGCCAAGGCCTGTCTCTCCCACAGTTTTAAGGAACCACTCATGAACTATTTGAGCAATGAAGCACGCGCTGAGCAGCGTCAAATGCAGCGCAAAGAGCGCGCCGGAGACCAGCTGGAGCTGAAGGATGTCATGGATGCGCTGAGCAAGCGTGACAACGACATCAAGGTATTCGCCGAAAAAGCAGGCGAAGAAATCAAGTCCCACGGCAAAATCCTGGATGACACCAAAACCATTCTGGATGGCTTGGTCAAAGATGGCCTGGGCCTGCAGGATCGCCTGAACGAGGTTGAGCAAAAACTCACACGCCGCGGCGCTGCAAATGAAGAGGGAACCAAATCCATCGGCGAACAATTTACCGATGGTGATGACTTCAAAGGTCTTGCGGAAAAGGGCCGCGGCGTGGCGCGTATGCGGCTCAAGGCCGTTACGAGATCACCGACTGCCCATAGAGAGGCTGAGACTGCCAAGGCACACAGGGGATAGG